GTCTAGTTCTCCGTAGGCACGATTCTCGCGCACAATCTTTTTATAGTTTTCCACTTCTCTCAGCAAAGTTTTGGTCTCATACACTCTGCCATTACCATTTTTCTTCTTGCCGTGTTGAAGCAAGCCCTTAAGATACATAAATCCATCGTTTTTTTGGGCTTCGGTTAAAAGCTCTGGATCGTATTTTAAATTATAGTATTCAGTTAAAATCTGTTTCTTGCTCATAGTCAGGATCCCTTACAGCAATTGGTAGGGGGGCGAAGCATCCAGTGATTATCAGTATAAATATTAATGTTCATCATTTGTTCCTAGTTTTATTTTTATTCCTTCATCATCAAAAAGCTGACTCAAAATATAACTCGTCCCCGAACTGAGCCATCCCAATAAAAATGGATTGACCACATTAAGTTCAAAGATAAATAGTTCTGTGTAAAAAGAAAGTCCGTAGACAAGTATGCCAACCCAGAATCCCAAACACATCGAACACCGGAACAAATCTCCAAGCTTGCCCTTGGTCGGGCGAATCAAATCAAAAATTGATCCGTGAACCAACATTTGGGTTAAGCCATAAGCAACAAGAACAAAATATATAAGCTGCATTATATTCTGTATACTAATGTTGTTGGTCTTGGTGACGAAGGTATCGAGCCTTTTTTTGGCGATTGTGGAATTTTTCCGAGTTCCGTGCTGTCTTCTTCTGTCGGCTCAGTGAGCCAATCATCAACCTCTTGCTCATAGTAATCGTCATAAATCTCACTCTCTTCTGTATCTAAAAAAGCACCTACTTGAAAAATTACTAATTGCTTAACTGCTTCATCATCTAAGCTCTGCTGCAATTTACCCTCTAAAGAACCATAAATATTGCCCCCCTCAATGGAATCAAAAGAGGTAATTCCCTTGCGAGCCAAAAAATCAAACAATCGTTTCATCGCGGCATATGCCTCGTCAGTGTATTTTCCATTTTTTGCAAACGCAACTACTTTATTTTCTTTAACGACCACATCAAGATGGGGGTGGCTCATAAAAAGAAGCTCTCCATCCAAAGATCTCTTTACGTTAACACCCTTTGAAACAACGGGATATTCCTTTTTGTCAACAGCCTCTTCACCTACTTTTATTTTAATCGTCATCGGTTTGTATCTCATAAACTAGTTTTTGCATTTTTAAAATGTCAATAACTGATTGCTCATCGATTTCTTTCGCTTTTATTTCTTGAAGAACATTGGACACTCTCTTGGTATTTTCCAACATTACTTCGTCCTCTACAATCTCTTTTGCATCCAGGGCTTTGCCGAGACCTGTTTCAATTCTGCCCATCTCTTCATTTAAAAATGATTTAAATGTTAGAAGCCCTTCGGGGGTGCTATTCATATAAAGACGCAATATCTTTTTTTGCTCCTCCAATAAATTTACATATTCTTGATTATATTTTTTAACAAATTGCTTAAAAACAACTTTATCTACTTTTTTAACCTCTTGAAGGGGCTGGGGCGATTCAGACATGGAATTTAATAATTTATTTTCCAAAAGGATTTTGCTCTTAATGGGCGTTGCATCACTAAACAATACCTGAAGGGTCGCCAAAGAACGATAATTGGGAACAAAATTATTATAAACCTCCTTTGTCAAGGTTCTATTAATTTCAGCAATCAAAAACGACTGACTTCTGAAAATCTCTTTTTTATCCAACCCTTTATAAGCTTGTCTGCTTTCAATTAAGATTTTTTGAGCCGAGATATTATCTATTCCCCGTGTTTCATAAATGTTTTTAAATAATTGCAACTCTTCATATAGGGGTGTTCCTTTCCGAAAGTATTTTTTAATTAAAGCGGTGGCGACCACTCCCTTTTTGGTGTGGCGATTAACTAGTGCCTTGGTCGCCTCTCTCACCAACGCCTCATAAAGAAAAGCCGTGTTTCGTTTTTTATTGTGTTTTGTTCTCATTCACCTTCTCCAAACTTTCTATTAGTTTTTCGATTTCCACGTTGGAGTTCAAAATCTTGTCCTCCACGTCTTCATAAATAGTTTTGCTCTCGGTAAAAACATAGCCCTTGGCGAGTTTATCCAACTCGCGTTTGCCTGTAGGATCTCCTCGGCTATAACTGAACGGCTGGATTACGGCATCTGTGCTGCGGTCGCCTGCGCCAGCGGGGCGCTTGTCTACCTTTACGGGCTTATATATTTTTCCCTTCGATTTATTGGTAGTGGTGGCGTCATCTTTAAACGTGTAATGAATGGTATCTTCATCAGCCTCGGTTAGTTCTTCATCTCCCGGTTCTGCTAGGAGATTCGTTTCCTCTTCTTCACCGCCAAGGTCTAACTCTCCCTCTTCACCGCCAAGGTCTAACTCTCCCTCTTCACCGCCAAGATCGCCAAGTCCGCCGCCACCGCCACCGGTATCAGCCTCACCCACTGCTTCTATCGCTGCATTAAACTTAGCATCATAAAACATTTCTTGCTCATTACGAATAAATTCATCATCTGTCATGTTAAATAAATGCTTGGCAACCCAGTGTCTAGATACATAGCCCTCTGTTGCGTTCGCAGCAACGGTAAATTTCTTATCCCAATGTTCTAATTCTTGAAGTTCTGCAATTTTACTCGGGTTGTTCAGCTTTAGTTTAAAGGAGAGTAGATCGTCACCCCTATAGCCCAATATGTATAAATGAACCAAACAAATTTTTTCAATTTCGGAAACAACAGATCTCTGAAGGCGTTGTACGGTTCTAGCAAAACGAATATCCTTCTGCGCCAAGGTGGTTTTGTCCTCTTCGGCTCCTTCGCCCCTAGCAAGATATGAACGTGGTACTTTAAGAGCAGAAAATAATTTATCACGAAGATATTCAACATCATCAATATCCCCAGTGAATGACCCGCCGGGTAATGATTCCACCCTGGTCGTTGAGCCCCCGCGCATAGGAACAAAATAATCTTCGTCTACACTCATAGGGTTATAACGAAGGTCTGCTCTACCCGAATCAGCGTCGATCACGGTATTGCGCTTCATTTGGGTTTTCACTTTCTCCATAAATTGCTCAACATCAGCGGGAGCAATGTTGCCAACATCGATATAAAACACGCGGCGTTCTGGAGAACGCACAATTCTATAGCTCATCATCGCATCCTCAAGCAATGTCAATTGTCGCCAGATTCTGCGGGCTGGTTCCAACACCGAAGTCCCATAAGGAGCATACTTATCATTGCCCAAAATGCGAAAGTGGGCAATTTGCCAATTTTCAAACGTCATGCCGCCAGAGTTCCACTGATATTGAATATAGTTTGGATTTGTTTTGTCTTCACCCTCCATTCTTTCAATCTCATTGCCAGGAAGACTTAAAACAGACTTGATTCCCAACTTTTCATCCACATCGAGATACAAAAAATAGTCTCCAAACTTACACATCGAGCGAGACCAGCCATAAAGATTAAATTCAATATTTAAAACCTGATATAGCAGAGTGTGCAAAATATTTCTAATTTCATCATTGTGGCAGATAATCCTCAAAAGGGTTTGCAAATCAGAAAAAGTTGTCATTTCGTCTGCATAAATGTCCAACGAAGATGCGATCTCAGGAGTGTATTCCATTTGATCAAAATCAACATACCTTTCTGCTCGATTTTGTTCGCTTAAATATTTTATTCGCAAGCCATCGTAAACATTATATGTCGATTTTTTAAATTGCATCCCAGAAAGTGAGCGAAATTTAGACCCATACTTATTTAATTGACTTCTTCGATATCGACGTTGCTGCTGAGATTGGTAATTTACCAAAGGACCGGAAAAAAGTCTAGTCAAAGTTTTATAGAGTGGCGAATCTACATTTCTTGGGTTTTTTATTGGTGTGTTTAAAGCCATTGGTTTTATCCTTTAAGCAGCGCAGCATATTCTATTTGTGAATTTTTAACTGGTTTGCGAAATATATCATTACTTTTTTTGTAACCGTGCATCCCTGAAATTTTTGAATCAAATGTGGTACTCGATACTGATATGCTCGCTAACATTGCTTTTTTATATTCTAATTCTCTTTTGTTTACAACTAACGCAGTATCCCTTACCCAACAAGAAATCGCCAAAGACATAACCAAATCGTCATTATAACTTCTTTGAGCTTCGGCGCGACCGTTGTTCCAAATAAAAGTTGTCATTTCATTATACGTTCTTGCCGAATTTAATTTAATTAGTTTGTTTCTCACGAACTCTTCTGCTTTCGCAATAATAAGAGGTCTGGTCTTGTTGGTTGTTGAAAACCCAACAATAGAATTAGAACGCTGTTGAGCTTCAACCTCATTAACATATTCATGAGTTCCCTTGATGGAATAATACAGATTGGGGTGTTCCCTATCAATAAGCTTTTCAAGAACTGCGATGCCAAGAGAATTGTTTTCCACAACCGTTAAACAAAACCCGTATTCTTTAGAAGCATCAAATGTCATAGTTGCAAAATCACCCAGGCTGGGCTTCCCTTGATATTCGGCAACTTGTTCGAAAGTGTCTAATCGCCATATATGAAAAACAGAATAATCTTTTCCATCGCCACGGGCAACATCTGCCGCGAGCAGATATTCAATGCCTTCTTGGTATTCTTCCCAAATCCAAAAATTTCGGTCAATGCCTACTTTGTGCTTTGGTTCGGACAGCCCCTTTTGGATAATCTCCATGTCGTCTGGATGGAACACTCCTTCTCCAGATTGATTAAAGCTGCATTCTAATTCTTGAGCAATCTCCCTGCGAGACATGTTGCGCGTTTCTTTTTCAAACCACTCTTTGTCTCGATCGGGATGAACCCCCCACTTAAGCTTTATAGGGTTGAAATCGTTTTTTCCTTCTTCGGCTTCAGTGTAAGCTTTGTGAAACCAGTTGCCAACACCATTGGGCGAAGAAAGAGCCACACAGCGACCGCCAGTTGAAAGGGTGGGGTATAAACCAGACCACATCTCATCCATACCTTCAACGAATGCAGCCTCATCAACCACAAGGAGTGTCAAAGCTTCTGAGCGACCGGCATCTCCTGAAGTAGAGGAGGCTTTAATTTGTGAACCATTCTCCAACTCAAATGAAGTTCTGTTGTCGATGGTAATTTTGGAAATCATCATCCAATCAGGAAGATGCCTAAAAATGTGTTTAACCTTTCTCACCAAATTTGCGGCGGTGTTGAGTTTTGTAGCAACAACCAAGACATTTTTGTCTCGGTGAAACAAGAGCATCCACGAAATATATGCGGCGGCGGTTGTAGAGATGCCCAACTGACGAGCTTTCAAAATCACATTAAAGCGATAATCATTAAAATCCCTAATCGCGGCTTCCTGAAAATCATAAAGGCGAAAAGGGATTAACCCACGCATTGGGTGAGAAATCTTGCAATAATTTTTAATAAAATAAACTGGGTCTTTACCAGATTTTAAAATCTCTTTGAGCTTGTCCTGCTTTGATAATTGATAAGACATTAAGCATTTTTTGGTCTGGTGTCGTTTTTGGGTCTTGTGCCTAAACCGCCGAGTTCTAGGAATTTACGATAAGTATCCGAAATCTCGCGGCTTTTCTGCTCTTTTTCACTTGCAGCGAGAATATCACTTAAACCACCAATCTTGTAATGTTGGACTGCACATGCCAATACGCGATGGCGATTGACATAATCAATCCTTATCTTAGATTCCTTTTCTACGGGAGTTAATGAGACTGATTTATTAGCAATTGCGCGGTAGTTCTTTTTAATGTATTCTATTATCTTTTTAAGCTTGCCGTCAATTTCCGCTTGAAATGCATTGGCACCATTTTTATAAACGTCCCGTAATGTAATCTCAGCTTCATAAGTTAGTCTAATCTGATCTCCAGCAAAAGCAATCTTGGCTCCATCAATCATTTTCCGATTAATATCTGGTAAGTCTTCCCGATTCAATCCAATTGTCAATGGCTTGCCATCATTATCTAATGCTCCATCATATAAGTTTCCAGCAGCCTGTGCTAGTCCGCGAATTATTTCTAAGTCAGCTTTTGCCATGAGTTGGTCTCCATCCTTTTTTCCACCTGTCTTGCCTGTTTTCTATATATTGAATATAACATCTTTCACAACATTGCCACTTTAAGATAAATACTTCATCTTTTGAAGTCAAGTTGTACTTTTCACAAACCGGGCAGGCGCAGTTTGCTTCTCTAGTAAGTAGTTTTTTCGAAATAAAAACACCATTAACTTCAACTTTCTCTGAAGACTCTGCGAATTGATAAAGCCTGCGGTTAATATCTTTTACTTCTTTTTGGTATTGTTTTTCTTTGTCGTCGGACCAATCAGCTTTGGGATTTTGAATCGCTTCCTTGCCGTATTTGTCTGCGATGGCTTTTTCAAGTTTAACTACATAGTTGGGGTCTTTCTTGTTCATTTTAGTTTAACACCACTGCTTTTCCCTTTGCCGACAAGGACTTAATAAGAGGTGATTGTTTTTTATCGTTCGCTTGCATAAAGACCTCTACCTTTAAAAACTTGCCCATAACGTTTGGCAACTTTAATGGCATTTGGGCAGGAGGATATGGACCAAAATTCTTGCTCCAGGGGGCTTTATCAAGT